CTTACGCCCATAGAGATTATCCTTAATATCATAAGGAGGATCGAGATACACAAAAGCACCCATATTTCCATCCAACAAATAGTCGTATGAATAGTTAGTTATACGCCATTTTGCAATCAGTTTAGAATACTCAGGCAACTTTTCGATCCCACGCATAGAAAAGTTGGAGTTGGACGCTTGTTGTGAAAATGTTGAACTCTCTGTGAGACCACTGAAAGAACACTTGTTGACAATATAGAAAGCCACAGCACGGTCGAGATTAGACAAAAGTGGGTCATTGATATGCTCCTTTGATTTTGCAAACAATTCTCTTGCTAGTTCGGGAGTATTGTATGCAAGTTTACAATCAACCAATTCATTTTTAAGATCCTCCCCAAACATCTGGAGTTGTTGCCAGAAGTTTACAAGTGGTTCATACAAATCATTAACCCAAATATTCAAACTAGGATACTTCTTTGTGATATAAATTGCAACGCTCCCACCACCAAGAAAAGGTTCACGAAACTCATTATAGTTGCGAAGGTCTGGAAAGTAAGGTTCCATCTTAGCGCAAGCACGGGACTTACCTCCAGGATATCTTAAACAGGTTTTTAGTTGCTTTTGACTAATTGACATTCAATTTCTCCATAATCATATCATACTTTTCTCGGCGGCTTTTACCAAGATAAGGTTTCATCAATTCAGTCCACCTTGTTGCTGCTTCACCTTGAAGATTTATACAATAAGTTGGTTTTTGACCTGCTGCTTTATGGACTGGACCACCATCCATCAGTATAAGTTATTTTCCTACCATCCATTATAGTAGCAACTCGCTCCATAATATCTTGGTCAGTCATAGACATACTCATAGAGAGATAATCTTTTTCAGTATAAGTTTTTCCATTAGCAAAAGTCCGTGTTCTTCCTTTTTTATAGGACCAAGACCCTTCACCTTCCCATATACCAGTAATCCAAGCAAGTTCAGTTTCTGTTGGTTCTCTATGTTCGTAGATAGTTCCCTTAGCCATAAGTTTTAAACTACTGCACTTACATTTAGTAGTGGAGTTATTCAAATTCACCCGTTTTATTCTTAGAAGGAATGATATATTGTGGAGTACAAGTTACAGAAATATCAGAGGATTTGGTTGCTTCTGCCATCTCACGATATCCAGATCCGACATAAATTTGTCCACCAACCACAGAAACTGCAATAGCTCCCCAAAAGATATAATACCACCTTGCTTTTACTTGATGATGTTTGCTCATTTGAATTCACACTCCACCATAAGTTCAGTCAATGCTGCTAAGAGGTTAATTTCTTGGTCAGCCACAAACGCACATTGGTATTGATACTTAGCAATAACAAGAACGGCAGCGGGGATAGATGCGGGAACAAGGCAATCATAAGTGGAGTCATAAACCCTGCGAAGTAGATGAGCAGCGTCATTGTCCAAGTTGGAGACCACCCACTTTCGGACTTCAGAAAAGTTTTTATCTTTGAGATACTGAACCAAGTCATTAATTTTTACATCACTAAAGGTTGCAAGAATACCAGCATTAATTTCTCCACCTGAAGAATAACGCTGACATTCATTAAGAACCCGTCGCCAGTCTGGAAAATGCTTATTGATTAATTCAATCAGGACTTTGTTTTCGTATTTAATTCCCTCTTTCTGAAGGATGTCTTGCAAGCGTCCATAAAAACCTGCAGCAAGGTTGGCTTTCTCCTTCCCTTTGATACTGAAGTCCACCACGGCGCATCGGGAGTGGAGGGGTTCAATGATTTTGTTTTTGTAGTTGCAGGTGAAGATGAATCTGCAATTGTTACTAAATTCCTCAATAGACGCCCGTAAGAGGAGTTGAACATCTGAGGTTGTGTTGTCTGCCTCATCAATGATGATGACTTTGTGTTTAGCAGTTGAAGAAAGCGATACGGTGGAAGCGAAGTTCTTCGCATTGTTTCGGACAGTATCGAGGAATCGACCCTCGTCGGATCCATTGATGACATATACATCTACTCCTAGTTCGTTACAGAGTGCTTTTGCCACTGTTGTCTTACCACATCCAGCGGGTCCAGCAAGAAGAAGGTTTGGAACCTCTCCTTTATCTAGGAAGTCTTTAAAAGTTTTTTTGGTTCCCTCTGGGAGAATACAATCTTCAATTGTTTTTGGGCGATACTTTTCAACCCAAAGAAATTCATCACGACTCATAATTTTATACCCAATCAGGTTTACGTTCTGGCATACGAAGATAATTATCTGCAACCCATGGTTTGGATGCAATATACATCTTGTAAGCAGTAAAAGTGTCAATACTTTCATCAAATTTCCATTCTTCGGGCATAGCACGAGCGAATGGAGTTACATTTGTAATCTTCCCCTTTGGAAACAAGTAGAAAGCATCTACAAGTGTCTTGTAACAGGAGTGAGTTTTATTATAACGTAAAGTGTATTCATCGCACAAGTTCAATCCATGTTTAATTAACCAATAAGCGTTGTGGATATTCTCCATTGCCCACTTGGTGCAAGGATGATTTCTAAATGCTCCTTTTTCAGTTTTATAAGGAGTATTATCAGTCTTGTATAAGGGACCATATCCATGACCCCACTTTTCTGATGCAACAATAGAAAGCATTTGACAGCATTCTAACGGCATCTTGACGATGTGTTTGTCAGGAAGACAAATAGCACTCTCCGCTGGCCAAGGAGAAGTTACAAAGATGTTCATTCAAAAGTTGAATCGGGTTCCAGAGCAATATAATAAACCAGATCGTGGTTTTTAGAAGTAAATCGTGACAAAAGTTTTTGAGATACAACAACTTCATAGGTTCCAGGAAGGACTTTGATATTCTCAACCTTGAAGTTAAAGCAGAACTCATTATCTGTTTCACCAACAACAACTGCAAAGTCATTGGAAGTGTCATTCTTTTTATCACGAACAACAAGTTTGACAACACCTGCTTCACCAACAGCAGAAATGTCGGGAAGTTGATAAACTGCTGCCGCTTTAAGAAGTTTATCCAGTTGTTCAGTACTCAACTCAAAGCAAACATCTTCTGTTGGAAGATTGATTTCTTTTTCTGGAGGTGTGATGATCACACTCGGGTCGGCAAAGAAGTACTTAGAACGGGACTTACCTTCTTTGATGACCACATAACCATCGTTCTGGAAATCAAGTTCTGGACTAGTGTGAAGACCAAGACCATTAAGGAACTGGTTCAAATCATAAATACCAAAATCTTTTGGAAGATCTTCATTTACAGTTGCTTCCGCAAGAATATTCTTCATCACAGAAATTGTACGAAGTTTGTTCCCTTGCTTGAACAAGATGGATTGGTTGATGGAGGAAAAATTCTTTAGAACGGAAAGAGTATTATCAGAGAGTTTCATAGTTTGAGATTTCAGTTTCATTATCAATAAGGAAAATCAGAAGTGGTGTTCTTATGAAGTCCAGCAAAGTGGTACAAAAGAATACAATAGTGGATTGCTTTCAGGATGTCCATCTTCGACTTACCATTCTTCTTACCAAAACGAGAAAGATACTTGATTGCATTTGAGCGAGTGAATGCTTCTGCATCACCAATACTCTCAATCAAATCAAGAGTTTGAGTCTTAGAAGTTTCGGAAGTATAGTGAGAATGATAAGTGCTAGAAAGATATTGCTCAACCTCCTTCAGAGTTTTGTCTTCTTCATATTTCCAAAATCCATTTTTATTCGTTTCTTCTGGCATGTTCAAATTAAAAGTAATAGTATCGGGAGATGGACAAGGATTTCCTGTTAGACTAATACCATCATATTCCCAGAAGTCTTGATTCAATTTCACACTCTCTGCTGCATAAGAAGCAGAAAATCCCTCTGGTAGAAGACTTTCATAAGTGCTCTCGAAGTTTTCAGACATTTAGTTTCATAGTAAAAGGACAAAAAGAGGAGGCACATTGACCTCCTCATATTCTATCAGTTTGCTTGCTGATCGTCAACGGGCATTTGGAAATCAGCATCAACCTTATCATAGAGTTCAAGGAATGCTTGCTTGGTTTCGTCATCAAAGCGGTTCACGCAAACTTGGATTGCTTTTGCTTTATCTTGGAAGATGCTGTAAGCACGGATAATGTGAACCAGACGACGGGTACTGATGATTTCTTCAATACCACCATCGTAGAAGGTTTTGCGGATAATATCACTCCAATCCACCAGGCGCTTGCAGAAGTCGCGGTCTTCCACCCCAAGGTCCAGAGCAACCCCTTCCAGGATCTTCTGCTCCGTTGCGGGGGCAGGATAAGACTGCTCAAAGGTCACAGGGAAACGCTCTAGGAATGCCTCGTTGAGCACGTTGGTGCCGATAAAACGTCCATCATCAGAACCCTTACCCTTGGTGTTGGCAGTGGCAATGACATTAAAACCAGCAGCAGGTTTCACCCAGCGACCAATCTTTTTCAGGAAGACACCTTTACCTTCTAGAATGGATTGAAGGCAGAGGATTTTGTTGGAAGCAAGGTCGATCTCATCAAGGAGAAGGATTGCTCCTCGTTCGAGTGCTTCAATCACAGGACCATTGTGCCAAGCAGTATTCCCATCAACAAGGCGAAAACCACCAATCAGATCATCTTCATCTGTTTCGATAGTGATATTGACACGAATCAATTCACGCTTAAGTTGAGCACACGCTTGCTCAACAGAGAACGTTTTACCATTACCCGAAAGACCCGTAATGAACGTAGGATAAAAAAGACGGGACTGAATAATTTTTTTAACATCAGCAAAGTTGCCAAACTTGACGAAGGTATCATCTTTTTCAGGAATAAGATTCTGCTCTACAGGAGGAACCACTGCGGGTGCTTGGAAAGTACGTTCGATTTCTTCTACCTTTTGTTGAGTTACTTCAAGATTCCACTTACCACGACCAATCTTAAACTGATCCAGTTTCTTGGTGACAGTCTGATAGTTGGAATCATTCAGAGCACACCACGCACGAACGTCAGCTCCAGTCACGCTGTTGCCATACAGTGCTTGGAGCGAAGTGCGGATGTAGTCAGAAGAGAGTGCCATGTGTGTTTCGTTTCAACCTAGTCATTATAAACGAAAAAGGGGGTCGCAAGGACCCCCAGTGGTCAGTTCGCCAACTGGTTCTTGAGCTTCTCAAGGTAGTCAGCACTAGCAATATGTCCAGTATATCCTGGATAATATTTTTTCATAAGTTCTGTAATACCCATAGCAGTTGTACTGCTATTACACTTAATCCACACTTCTTTAGTGTCGTATTTAACGACGTGCTCAAGTGGAAATTTAGTCTTCATAAATCAATCATGTTCTCCCATCGCTTTTTGCTTACGAAGTTTCTTGGGATTCTTCGTCTTATCTGCTGAGTAGTTATCATCCTCAGCCTCAGGATCTATAGCACTACGCTTTCTTGTGCTTCTTTCATGATCAGCCATCTTTGCACGACCAAACTTCGCTTCATCGGGAGAATACGTTCTACCACTGTTATACCATTCTTTACCAACGTGTCCTCTCTTCTTGGCATCGGCAGAAGCTTCTCTACGCTTAATCTTTCTACGATTCGATTTAAAATCTTTCATGGTCATGCCTTCAGCAATTTCCATGAACTCTTGGAATGTTTTCATGCTACCAAAGAGATAAATTCTCCTAATACCTTTTTATTTAGTTTCTTAGTCTTCAAAGATTTGACAAAAGCAGATTTGATTTGCGACTTGGTAGCACATTCATGAACTTCAAACTCTGTATCTTGAGAAAGTGCTGTAGCAGAAAGACCAAAGTAAGCATCATATCCAGAGTTTGTGATAGTAAAACTCTTCAGTTTCTTCCAATCATTCTGGATTTTTTCATACTGCTTATCAAGTTGAGAATGATAAAGTTGAATGAAACGATGAGCATTGCGACTTTCAAGAACACGAATACCAATGAAGTTCATAGAAGAAAACTTATCCTTCAAATTTCGAAGAAGAGTGTCTGTGAAAGAATGATATCCATACTCAACTTTATAAGTTGTCCCAAGTTTACGGTCACGAAGAAAAGTATTTTCTGCATGAACATATCCAGTTCCAAGAATAGGATCTTTTGAGTAAGAACGACGAACCTCTTTATGATAAACGAGTTGGTTCGCTTCACCATCAGTCAGAACAATACACTGAACCTTCTGGAGTTTGTTTTCTTTCTGGAACTTTGGAAGGATTTGATGAAGAGAAATCAGTGCTTCATTCAAAGGGGTTCCAGAGAGAGCCATCCGATTAGAGTAAGTGTAAGGAGAATGATAAGTCCTACCGAAGCAATAAGCAAGACGCCAAATGTTAAGTAGTTGATGCTCCAGTTCTTTACCATTCACTTTGCTGGTAAGAATGTTCATCATAGAGAAAGTTTCATCTACAAGCAACAAACCCTCCTTTTTCTGATAGTGAGGAGTACGATCAGCAGAAAGATACTTATCATTCTCATAATCATATTCCCCACGACGCCATTCATTCGTGAAAGCATACACTTCAAAAGGAATAGAAACCTTCTTACAGAACCACACCAGATTAAAGAGTTGCTTACAAGTATCAATCATCACATCGGACATAGAACCGCTCCAGTCCAACACAAACACCAGACCGTGATTTTTACCATCAGGGATTACTGAAACCTTCTTGAAAAGGTCTTCATTGTACTTGTAAGTGTGAAGACGAGCAGTATCAAGAACACCAGTGCGAGCAGTTGACGCACGAGCATACTGATCTGCTGCTTTGCGACACTCAAACTCTTTCACGAGATAGTTGACTTCTTTCTGTGCAGAAGATTTGAACTTCTTGAACTCAAGGTCAGATTCTTTGTAAAGGTTTACTGGAGCAAATCCTTTATCATTGGCATGATTGATGTGAAGAACCTGCTGATGAACAAAAGAAGTATCAATCTCCTTATGAACATCAAAATTCTTACCAATAATAGTATCAAGGTTCAGTTGAGGAACTTCAACATAAATGTTCTCATATGAATTATCATTTACAAGGTCACGAATCTTTTCTTCCAAAGAATCAGCAGTGCGAACTTCGGGTTCACTTTCATTACCAGCAGAGTTTGAAGGAGTTTGTTCTCCTTGAGCAGTGCCACCATAAGAACCTTCATCCTCTTTAGGTTGAGAGTTATTACTCTCTCCTTCTTGTTCAGAAGGGGACTCATTACTCTCCGTGATTTCGTTGGCAGGGGACTGCGAATCTCCCTTCATTTCGTGAGAATCAAAGTCAGCAACTTTCTGCTGTTGCTCCTTTTCTTTCTTACAATACTTATAAAGTTCTTCAGCAGCAATCAAAGCATCAGCGAAAGTTTCAGTCGCAGCAATCAGATTGATGATTTCTTTCTCCTCTTGATTGAAATCGAGAGTTACAAAGTTTCCAATCTTGAAGTAAAGATTAGTGCGATCGGCAAGATTAAAGGTAGAAATATCATCATCACCAATCTGGAAGAAATCTTCCTCGTTCAGTTCTTTATATCCATTGAAGAAAGTTTTAGCAAGTCCAGCATACTTACGCTTCATCAGTTTCTCAATGCGAGCATCCTCAACGATGTTCACAAATTGAGCAGGGACCTTTACCGTATCAGTCCAATCCTCATCAGGAGTGAAGAGAGCGTGTCCAACTTCGTGACCTACCAGAAGATCATACACAAGGTTACTTGCTTTCTCCCACAGAGGCAGCGTCAGTACACGAGTGTGGACATTGAAGCAGGCGGTAGAAACCTTCTTGTGCTCCACCACCAAATCCTCAGTGGCAAGCAGTTTGGCAAGTTGAGATTTGATTTCGTGGCGAACAGACATCGGTTTCGTTTCGTATGTACCCATCATACAACGAAAGGTCGCCCTTCGGACGACCCATGTGACGCTTTTTGAACTGGGCAAGTCTTGCTTTCGCTTGCCTCAGTGCTTGCGGTTTAAGTTTTCGTTTCTGGGGTTTCCCAGAATTGTGTTGCCAGTTTGGGGTGTTCATTGTCCTTTGGTGGTTCAGACCACCATACGCGAAAAACCTTTTACTTTCTCAAATCGGATGACACTTTCAAATTTGTCCTCCAGACCCGTCTTGTGCGAGATTACAAAAATGTTTGCATCTTTAATCACATAACGAATAATTTTAAGGAACTCTTCTGTTCCAAATCCATCAAGTGAACTATCAAACACCTCATCCATAATCAGAAGATTTGTATTGACCGAGTTCTTCATTCTCGCAACTTCTCTCCAAGTGAACAGAAGTGCTAGGTCAATTCTCATTTTCTCTCCTTCACTAAAGGAAGCATAAGAGAAATCTTCATGAATAGGAGACTGGACGGTTTCGTTAAACTCCTCATCAAGAATAAAGTTGATATAAAAGTCCATCATTTGCAAGTAGCGATTAACTTGCTGATTGATGAGTGGCAAATACTTCTTAATGATTTTTGATTTAACCCCACCGTCTTTGAGCAAACTATACGAAAAATCGTAATAGTTTATTGTGTCTTTTTTAGAAGCGAGTTCGTCGTATGTAGTTTTTAAATTCTCTTTAAAGGATTCTAACTTCTCATGTTCAGAATTTCGGTTTGCAAGGTTCTCGGTAAGAACTTGAATTTCTTGTTCAAGATTTCTGATTTGCTTTCGCAATCCATTAATCTTAATATTGTTTTGAGAAATGCCATTAGTTAGATTTGAAATCTCCTTCGATAGAGCGGTGAATTGACGCTCTCGCTCCTCTTCCTCTTTAATTGCTTCCTCCAGTTCTTTATAACCAGATTGCAACTCTTTTGCTTTATTTTGAGCGTCCTTAACTTTATTTATCCTGAAGGACTCATCAATTGACTGTGTACAGGTAGGGCATACCGTATTTTCGCTGAAGAACTTATGTTCTTTAGTAATAGTAGATACTTTCTGAGAAATTTTTCCTTTAAGGTTTCCCAACTTACGGAGTTTCTCTGCGTATCCAGTGATTGCATCTTGCTCACGAATAAGTTCCCGAAGAGGTTCCTCTACAGAACTATTCTCACTCGTATATTGTTCAATTTCTTTATCTAGATCGGAAATTTTCCGATTGTTGTTATTAATATTATCCTTTCCTCTATTCTCAAGTTCTTCTATAAACTCTTGTTGCATCTTTACTTTATCAAGTAAAGATTCCTTTTTAAGTTCATAAACTTTAACATCTTCTTTGATTGTCCTAATCTTTTCTTTAATTAAATTATTCATGGATGAAAAGATTTTAATATCAAGAAGATCCTCAATCACTTCTCTACGATTAGCAGCAGAAAGTTGCATGAAAGGAACAAAGGTGCTACTACCTAGAATTACAATCTGAGTGAAAGATTTATAGTTCATCTTCAGAACATTTTGTTCCAACCATTTTTGCTGATCGAGTGCTGCTGCAGACTGATCAAGAGCAGAACCATTTCTCCAAATCTCAAAAATTGCTGGTTTGATTCCACGAACAACTTTCCAGTTTGTATCTCCAATAGAAAACTCAACCTCAACTTTACAATCCTTTTCGTTTACGGAATTTACAAGTTGCGGTTTATTGATTTTACGGAAGGGTTTGCCAAACAAAGAAAATGTAAGAGCATCAAGTACAGTACTCTTACCAGCACCATTTGTACCAATGATCAAAGTTGTTGAACTTTCTTGAAAGTCAATTTCAGTAAATTGGTTGCCGGTGCTTAAAAAGTTTTTCCAGCGAATCTTTTCAAATAAAATCATGTTCTTTAGGAGGGATCACAATATCATTAGGAGTAATAATAGTATATCGGTAATCGTGTATTTCGCACGTCTTAATCATTACTTCATCTTCAATCTCAATCACATGCATTTCGGGACTTCCATCTTCCTCTAACATCATAGCATATCTTACAGCATCATCCTCTTCTTCAAACAAATAGAGAATTTGTTCCCCATCATCATCAGTTACTGAATATGCTCCTTCAGTTTCTTTGCCATTTATTGTTAGAATAAACATCTTAGACTAGTTCACATGCTTCCTGATATATCTCATAAATCATTCTTTGAACTATGGACTTATCAAGATTGATTTCTGCCTCCTCAATATATCTATTCAGGATTGAAAGAGTGTCCTCTGATTCAAATGCTTCAAAATCTTCAGATTCTTGAATTTGAAAGTTTTCAACAATCTTGAGTTCAGCAATACCAGATCCATAAAGTTTATCAACAAACTTCTCAAACTTTTTAGTATCCGTTTTCTTACGAACAATAATTCTTACAATTTTATTTTCATACTCACGAGTATCAAATGTTTGATAGTTTGTATCCTCATAGTAAATGTTATAAAATAAGCGATAAGGATTATTAACAGGTCTGTGAGTTACTGTTTCTGTATCAAAGATATGAAATCCACGAGTATCATTTACGTCATTCCAGAACATCTCATAAGGATTTCCTAGATAGAAGACTGTTCCGTTGTCCGATCGAGTGTGATAGTGTCCCGAGTAGACCCTACTGAACTTACCAAATAGTTTGCCCTCCAAACCATGCTCCATGATGATTTGGTTATTAACTCTAAATCCCTGGAGTTCAAGGTGCCCCATCGCACACGGGCAAGTTGTCTTTTCAATAAGTTTAAGAGTGCTTTCTTCATTTTCTTGATTAATCCATGGTATAAAAAGTACGGGTAGTTGACCCAACATCACTTCAGTTGGTTCGGAATATACAGTCACATTGTCATATTCTCGAAGCAACAAATCTACAGCATTTACTTCGTTAGTGTTTTTATAATAAGCAGTATGATTACCAACAATCGTATGAACTGTTACTCCCATCTCTTGGAGACGGTCATAATAATTGTTCTTTGCCCATGAAAGAGCAGAGAAATCAATTCCTTTACGACTGTCAAAAGTATCTCCCATATCCACTACAGTAGTAATCCCTTGCTCTTCGAGCGTTGGGAAAAATACATCGTTGTAGAACTTTAGGAAATAATCATGAAAGAGTTTGGAATTCTTTCTTGCTCCGAAGTGCTGATCGGTAATAATAGCAACTTTCATTCAATACCGAAGTTTAGAGTGGACATTATCCTTAATACTATTATAGTCTGAATAGTTGTTTCCGTCAAGAGTATTGTTGTCATCGAACACTTCACTGTATCCAGACCTTTCAATAATCTTATTCTTGATTTCTAACTGACGCTTTTCTCTTTGGATGCGGCGAAGGAAAGCGTAGTGAATGATTTGGGTGAAGTATGCGAAAGGATTTTGTGACTTCTCTGGATTGAAGTTGTGAATGTATTGGACACAGTTTTCAATGCCATCAGAAATCATGTCCTCTTTGAACATGTAGTTGACAAAGTTAGGTTTGAATGATAAGTGATTGGCGATCTTCAGGAAACACTCTCCGATGTAGCGAGGAATGGGAGGCTTTGGTTTTCCTTGAATCTCTGCGATTTCCTTATCTTCACGATACTTAATTAGAGCAGCGAGAAACTCTTTATTGTTGACGTAATGCTCTGACCTCTTTCTTTTGGTCATGACTGCTGTGGTAATCATAAGTTTTCATCATTATTATGTATAAATTATACCACTTAAACAAATGCTTGACAAGGTGTGCGAAACCCTGTACAATAACCTTTGTGAGGGTTGAAAAGATTAGCTTTAGCTATTTTTATAGAGCTTCTCTAAGATCTCCTTAGTATCATTTACATTTCCAAGATAACCCATTCTACGATTGATCTTGGAATGATTACCTTCTTTTCTTGATTGTCTGATGTAATTTTGATACATCATAATCATTTCTATATCAGAAGATTCAGACAAAGTTAAAACATCTTCTAGATTAATAATAAACATATCATCAGTAGTTGTTTTTAACCAAGGTTCTATTTTATATCCAACGATACTACCCTTACTTTTGATTTCAGATACTACTATCGGATTAGAAACAATTAACAAGGTTCTATCATCTTCTTCAGAAGCTGCCACCTTTGCAAATACTTCTTCACCGGTTTTAAATTTTACTGTTGCATAGAAGTCGTCTTCAATTCCCATTTTTCTTTAGTTGTATTGTGATTATCTCATAATTAAAGTTTTCTTCGTTATAAATTTTAATTCTTTCTATAAAGTGATTCAGAGTATAGTTCCTCTTTGTTTTAGTTGAACTATCATCTGCGATGTCATAAAGAGTTGCTTTTACTTTGTTTTTTCCTTTTCTAAGAACTCGTCCAATACTTTGAAGATTACGGACTCTTGATTTACTTGGAGAGGCAAAGATAACATTATGGAGGTTTTTAATGTTGATACCAGTAGAAAAAGTTCCATAAGAGGCAACAATAATTGCGTTGTTTTCTCTCTCAGTAATCTCCCTGACTAATTCTCTTTCTTCAGCATCAACTCCACCATGAACAAAAAATACTTTACGTTCATCTCGCTTTCTAGTATTTATCATTTCATACAACACTGCTCCATGTGCTTCTACTCTACTGAATAGCACAAGAGTGTTTCCTTTCAAGTCAAGAGTCAGATTGGTAATAAATTTATTTCTCTGCTCATGCCCGATTAAATATTGTATCTCATCCTCATAAGTTTCAAACTTTTGTGGAGGGTGTTTGAGAACAAGGCACTGAATATCAAGTTGTGAGAGATGTCCTTGTCTCATCAACTCATCAGTTCTTGTTACTTTATATGATGGACCAAATAATCCTTCAAGAACCCATTTATGAGTTTGTGTTCCATCTAATGTTCCAGTAAAACCAAAACGATACTTGGCATGATGAAGTTTTGTCATAATCTCAATCAGAGATTTGCTCTTGAATAAATGTGCTTCATCACCTATAATACATCCATAATCTTCAAAGAATGAACGCTCTAGTTTATACACTGATTGCCAAGTAGTAATAGTCACTGGATATTCATTCGTTTTTTCCCTACCAGAATAGATACGGTGACAGTATGAGTCAGCATCCCAACCATAATCAAGGAAATCCTTGTACATCTGCTCTACAAGAGATGTCGTCGGAACAACTAAGAGAATTTTTTCGCCTCTATCCACATAATATCTTACGAGAGAATAAATCATCAGTGATTTGCCGCTCGCAGTGGGGCTTATCAATAGTTTTCTATTATGCTTTAGGGCACCATATACTCCCTCAATTTGATACTTCCTGGGAGTATGGGCACATATGGAATGCATGTAATCCTTGACACCATCGTAAGAGATTTGTTCATTCTCTTCATATGGGGTGCCATAAAATTTATTATCTTCAAACTTATAAGTATATCCGTAGTTCTCACAAAACTGTACAATCTTATCTAGCAAACCAACATAGATTTGCTTTGATCTCATATCATACAAATGAATCTCCCCATTCCAATTCCTTCCACGGTACTGGGGCATAAACTTTGCATTAGGAACCTCGAACTTAAAGTGATCTCTAAGTTCATACTCTATGTGAGGTTCCGTATTAATTTTTAAAAATACTTCGTTTGATTTAGATATAACAATGTCAGTTGTGTTCACGATGATCCATTCATCTGTGAATATTTATTTACCCTAGACCAGACATGAATCTTTGATACTCAATTGCATTTTTAATTTGATAAGTCCTGTTTTGAATCATTTTAAGAATGCTTTCAATATAAACAAGCATTGTATCATAGTAATCAATTTTTAAACAAACTGTTGAAAGTTTTTCATCGGCATCAAGATACTTTTGCATCGTGTCCTTGTCACGAATCTTTTTTGGAAAGGGATTATCTACATAAACTTCTGGATCAGACTTTCCAGAATAGTACTCGTATCTTTCGTGGCGAATATTTCTTTTCTGTTGTTCTGCTTTCTTTCTTAAAAGAAAAATGGTATTATATAAATCAAAGTATTTTGCATGAAGAACTGGGATATTTAAAGATTCTGTATGTAAATTGTCTGGATCTATTTTTGAATCTTTGGTCCACATTTCTTGAATTTTATCAAGATCAATACTCATAGAGGAGTGCCGCCAAGCGTAGTTATATCGTAAATAGTATACTTGAAACTTACGTCTGCTGTAAAGTACTGGATGTCAGTGTCAGTGGCATCGAACGTAATAGTTGACAATGAATATGGAAACATGTCCTTAAAGTTTACATTAAACTTTGCGACCAAATTGCTACTCAAAATTTGTAAGGTGCCATCAGAATATATGTTGTCTCCACCACCTTCTGGATCCAAAATACCATTTTCTTTACCAGATTTCTCCAAGTTTCTAAACTCTTGCATACTTTCTGGATATCCAAGACCACGAATCCATCTCTGGATTTCCATATAGTTTTCTAAATTTTCATCGACCAAAAATCTCAGATTTAAATCCCCAAACTGAATCTTATCTCCGGGAATTTCAATATCTTTTAACCATGAAGTTTGTACAGCAAGTCCAAGATTTATATCTGGGATATTTGCTTGATTGCAAAAAAATGCAACTTTGGGACTTCTTCTCAAACTAAATTTAAATCCAGTTGGAGAAAGAAAATTCCTATTCTCAATTTGAGTTGACATAATTATGCACTTACGATAGTTGCACCAGACCAACCACCATTTTTACCATCAGGGTTTTTCATGAGGTTTGTTGCAGCAGTTTTGGTGCTAAAACGCGCTTTTTGTGATGGATCATCTGACCATCTACCATTACCTGTATAATAAACAGTAATGTTTTTATCAATACGACTTGGTTTTTGGATACAGTATGCCATTACTTTATATTGCTTTTAATTATTTAGATAAAAAAAGAGGGTCCGAAGACCCTCCAGAATAACCTTGTGAGATTAGATCACATGAGGTTCTTAACAGCAACACGTCTGTAGTAACGGTTCTGATTGACCAGCAGACGACCTGCGCCAGCGGTTGTACCTTCAGCGAATGGGTTAGCAACAAGACCATAACGGGTCTTAAAGCCAATCTTAGGCTGGAAGGAGTTCTCACCAACGGCACGAACCATTTGG